CGGGACTGTACGTCGAAACGGACAAAGACCCTTACGCAGGCTTGTTTGTTGAAGAAATAAAGACATCGCGCACTAAAGCGCCGCGCACAGGCATGGACAAGGCTACGCAAGTAGCCGGTGTCACCACAGAGGCGTTTTTGCCTTACGCAACTGCGGCAGGGCTTGGCGCGTTGGCTACTGGTGTCCCTACTGGTGGGCTCGGCGCACCGTTTGGTGCGGGCGCGGGTATGTTGGCGTTGGGCGTCGGTGATATTGGCACAAGCCTATATAACTTAGGCGGATCGATATTCGACGCTGATCGTATTCCGCTACCATCCGAAACTATTAGCAAAATGTATAGGAATGTCGGTGTTGGCCGAAGCCCAGAGACGCGCGGTGAGCAAGTATACAGCGACATTCTGAAAGCAGCCGTTGCTGGAGGCGGACAAGCTAAAGGTTTTCAACTTGCAGAGAGTGCAGCTACATCGCCGCAAACGCGAAACTTCATGAATATGATGGGTCAGAACATCCGCGGACAGGTTGGCGCGTCTATGGGCGCTGCCGGCGCGCCATCGGTCGCGTCAAACTATTTTGATGTCACAAACCCATACGCATTAATGGGGCTTTCTTTGGCTGGCGGCGGGATGGGCGCTAAAGTTGCTACACCTACGCCAAAGCCAGTAACCGCTGCTGCGCTAAAAGAAGAGTCCGGTAAGCTATATCGTGCGATGGAAGCTGAGAACGTAAACATTGCTCCGCAAGCAATGACTGACTTGGGCGTCGCAGCACGTACAAAGTTAAGCACTTTGCGGTACGATCCTGATACGGACAAAGTGGTCAACGAAGCATTAAAATTGTTTGATGTAAAGTCGGGCAAGCCAATGACGTTTGATATGCTGGAGAAGTTTAGGCGTTCAGTCCGCGACCTTCCATACAGCGAAGCCGGCGGCAAGCGCGGTACGCCAGATGAGCGTGCTATGGTTAAAGCGCTTGAAGAAGTCATAGATGATTTTATGGATGGTTTGACACCAGCGCAGACAACGTCTGGTAATGCGGCGGCGGCTAACGCGTTCCTTACACAAGCGCGCGGTGTTCGCGGGCGCGGCTATCAGACAGAAACATTAGAGAACGCATTTACTGCTGCGACGCGGACATCAAGTACCGCCGACAGCACTAAATCATTCCCGCGCGCCTTGCGTGATGAGTTTGCCAAGATAGCTAAGAACGAGCGTAAGCTGTCGCGGTTTGACAAACCAACCCAAGAGTTGATCAAAAAGGTGGCTAACGGCACAGTCACGCAAAAGATTTTGATGACACTAGGAAATCTATCCCCCAGCGCACGTCTGTTTGGTACGCAGATGCCTCTTTACGGCGCGGGGTATGGCGGGTTGGCTACTTTGTCACCAACAACGGCTGCCGTTGTAGGCGGGACACAAACCGCAGCAGCAATTGCAAAAGGCGCAGCGAACCGGATGACGCGCACCCAAGCAAACCGCGCGCTTGTCAGCGCTGCCCAACCCGGCGGCGGCATAAAGCCCGGCGGCCAAGGCTTCTTTGCGCTTTCGCCTGTTGCACAACAAAACGTATTAGCCCAAGACCGTGCTAAACGCGCGGAAGAACGCCGCCGGCTTGGCTTTTAACTAGAAAGTATCTCCCATGGCCACTATCGACGAAACACAAGCGCAGCTTAACACGCACGAACAGGTTTGCGCGTTTCGGTACGAAAGCATCTGCGCCCGGATGAAGCGTCTGGAAAACATTGGCATGACTGCAACAGGTACGATCATTATGCTGCTGATTGGCATTCTGGTGAGCATACTTATAAAAGGTACGCCATGACTATCATACTGGGCCAGCGTAGCCTGTCCCGGCTTGAGGGTGTTCACCCTGATCTGGTGCGCGTAGTCAAGAAGGCGGCTGCGATGTCAGACCTAGACTTCACAGTGCTGGAAGGCTTGCGTACCGTTGCGCGCCAGACGCAGTTGGTCAAGCAGGGCGCATCAAAGACAATGAACTCACGTCACCTTACCGGACACGCTGTCGATTTAGCACCGCTGATCGACGGCAAAGTATCTTGGGACTGGCCTTTATACTACCGGCTAGCCAAGATTGTGAAGGCCGCTGCGGCGGCTGAGAAAGTGCCGCTCCAATGGGGCGGAGATTGGCGAACTTTCAAAGATGGTCCGCATTGGGAACTGCCTTGGAAGTCTTATCCGAAGGGAAAATAACATGAAAATCGTATCTTGGTTACTTGAGCGTCTTAAAGAGCCTAGCACCTATGCAGGCTTCGCCGGCGTTGCGCTGGCCTTTGGCCTGTCCGACGTACAGTGGGCTACAGTCTCCACGGCAGTTGCCGGTCTGGCTGGCGTAGTCGCCATGTTCTTGGCTGATAAGCCAGCAGAATAATGAAGTTCCTGTCGGCCCTGCTGGGTATCATTAACAAGCTGTTAGGGCTTTGGAATGAGAACCGTTGGAAGCAGCGGGGCCGTCAAGAAACCATTAAGGAAATGAACGATGCCATCAATGAGCAGATTGAACTTGGCGCGGCTGCTGTCAGCATCCTTGATCCTGAGCGTGACGAGCGGCTGCGCGACCGTTTCGACCGTTCCCGTAAATAGCTACTGCGCTATCGCCAAACCCATTACCTACGACGCTACGCAAGACACACCTGAAACGGTAGCCGAAGTCGAAGCACACAACAGTCGCTTTATTTGTCTGTGCGAACAAGACTGTCCCGCCACCGCTCCAGATACCAAATAGCCTTGCGTACCTCTTGACCGACCGCGTCCTTGCGTCCGGCACGGCTGACATATTTCAGGGCGTTGCCGCGGCAGTAACCGGCAAACTCTTCTGGCGATAGCTTGGCCTGAATGTAGTCGATAGCTTCTATTCCGCCAGCCTTGTAATGGTCAGGCTCAATAGCCGACTTAAACTGCATGGCCTCTACCCACGACCCAGCATCGCTCTTGTCGTCTATCATTTCTTCAACCTCTTCATAATCTCGACACGCTCCCGCGCCGTCCGCATCGCGGAGTATCTTTGGTGCAACCGCCGTGCGAGGGCTGGCCGCTTGTGCGTCTTCAGTTCAACGTCCAGCGCGTCCTTTAGCTGCTCTTCCGTAAGGTCGGACAGCACGGCGATCATCGACCGCCAGTTTAGCTTACTCATTTTTCAATTCCTCTAAGGCTATGTCGGACACCGCACGCTTGTCGTGCAGCGCCGCCCATATACGTTCGTCAATACTCTTTTCGGTTAACATCACATAGACCCAGACGTCCTTCGTCTGGCCGCTGCGGTGCAGGCGTCCGACTGTCTGCTCGTACAGTTCCAGCGACCACGGCAGCGACAGGAACACCATGTGGCATCCGCCATGCTGTAGGTTCAGGCCGTGGCCTGCCGACTTAGGGTGGGCCAACAGCAATTCGACCTGCCCTGCGTTCCAGTGTTCGATGACGTTGTCGTCGTCCATTGTCTTTGCGTGCGGGAAGCGGCGCTTCAGTTCCGCCAACTCTTCCTGATAGGTGTAGGCGACGATGGTGTTCGCACGCTGGTTCTCCGCCAGCAGTTCTTCCAGCCGATCAAACTTGTGGCTGCTGAACCAGATGGACGGCGTGCCAGCGTCGCGGTTGTAGACAAAGCCTGACGCCATCTGTTGCAGCTTGGTTGTCACCGACGCGGCGTTCTGCGCTACGATCTGGTCGTCGCCAAAGCGCACGACATATTCGCGCTTCATCTTTTCGTATGGCTTGCGGTCGTCCAGCGCGACGCGCACTTCTGTGACGTGGCACGGCGGCAGCTTGTCCTTATACTCGCCCGGCTCCAGCACAAACGTCGCAGGGCGGATGCGCTGCATGACTTGCTCCAGCGCGCCGGCTGCGGGAACCCACTGGCCGAAGTCGCGGTTGGTGCATATGAAATACTGCTGCATGAACGCACCCTTGGCGCGGCCCAGCAGCGTCTGGTCAATGATCTTGCACTGGCCGAAGACATCCTCCAGCCCGTTCGACGTGAACGAACCTGTCAAACCCCAGCGCACCTTGACGTTAGCCAGCAGCTTGTCCAGCGCCTTGAAGCGTTTGCCGCTGGGGTTTTTCAACCGCGTCAGTTCGTCAAACACAACTCCATCAAAACTTGATAAATCCTCTAGCTTATCTAGGTTGTCATAGTTAATGACGACAACACTGGCATCACTTCGTAACGCATCCACCCTTTGCGCTGGTGTGCCGACAGCCAGCGCCGGAGTGATGCCAGACCACTTCGGTGCTTCAACAGGCCACACGTCCGTACAGACGCGCTTCGGCGCTACCACCAGCCAGCGTTTGACATGGCCGTCGCGCAGCATCTCATCCATCGCCGTCAGGGTAATGGCCGTCTTGCCCGCGCCGACAGGCGCAAGGATCATGGCGCGGTCACGCTCGTACAGAAACGACGCAGCCTCTTGCTGGTACGGCCTTAGCTGAAGCGTTTGAGCCATGCGTCCACATCCTCTTTAGACCAGAGGCAGGCGTAGTGCTGCTTGGTGTGCGTCATCTCATCGGAAAAAATACGCTGCAACGCAGACAGCCGACCGTTCGGCTGCTTCAGTTCCACGAACCATGCCTCACCGTTGGGCATACAGGCTATGCGGTCGGCGACGCCGATCTGCGTAATGCTGCGGAACTTATAGGCAAAACCGCCCGCCGCCCGCACGCGTTTACAGAAATACCGCTCTATCTCTTTCTCAGTCATAAAAGGGGGCTACTACAAAATTTTTTGCATTTCAAGGGTTGCATCAAATTTTGTTGTCTGTATGGTGAGGGTTCAAACAGTAAAGTGAGGTACGATATGCAACATAGTAAGATAGTCGGCGGTTCGACCGCCAAACGCGTCATCAACTGCCCCGGCAGTGTGGCGCTGGTGGACACCGTTCCGCCAAAACCCAGCAGCAGCTACGCCGACGAAGGCACGCTCCTGCATGACACTATAGCAACTATATTAGAGCGTGACCTTGACCCGTACAGCATGGTCGGCACGGCCTATGAGAAGACCGTGCTGACTGAAGCACTGGTCGATGACAAGCTGATACCGGCGCTGCGCGCGCTGGACGAGATAGACCCGCATGGGGAGATGGAATATGCTGTTGAGAGCAGGGTTGGTTTTGGTGATTTTCTGCCTGACGTTTTTGGTTCTACCGATCTTCTTGGTCGCATTGGTGATAGAGCGGTCGTTCTGGATTGGAAGTTTGGCGATGGCGTGGCTGTCGAAGTCGAAGAAAACGCGCAGCTACTCTTCTACGCTGCGGCAGCTAAACGCACGGCGGATACGGCATGGGCTTTCAAAGACGCAAAAGAAGTCGAACTGATTATTGTCCAGCCGCCCTACGTCAAGCGTTGGGTGACAGACCTTGCGCGCGTTGACGCGTTCGAGAAAGAACTTGCCGCTGCCGTCAAGATTGCGAAGCGGCCAGACGCGCCGTTGGCGTCAGGCGACCATTGCAAGTGGTGCGCGGCCAAGCCTATCTGCCCTGTGATGACAGGCGCTGTAGACCGCGCACTGAAAGCTAAGATTGACGCGCTGCCGATTGACCAGATTGCACACTATCTGGAACAGGCGCCGCTGATTGAAGCGTTCATCAAGGACTTGCAGCAGATGGCGCACGGGCTTCTGGAAGAAGGCCGTAAAGTCCCCGGCTGGAAGCTGGTCAACAAACGCGCCACAAGACAGTGGACAAATGAGGATAAGGCTGTAGCCTTCCTAACGGGTGTTGGTGTAGAAGCATGGGGCGACCCCAAGCCGCTGTCACCAGCCCAAGCGGAAAAGGCTTTGAAGAAAGCCAAGATAGAATTGCCAGCGGACTTAGTTGTCGCTGTCTCCACAGGCTCTACCCTTGCGCCGGAAAATGATCCCCGGCCAGCGGTTTTGCAAATCGGGCAGACGCTTACCAAAGCCATGTCTAAAATCCAGTAAACAGAAAAGGTACAATACAATGTCAAATATCACAACTTTTGGCGGCGCTAACTTGCCGTCCGTACAATCACTCTCCGGCGCGTTGCGCTCCATCCAGTCTGAGGTCGCCCCCGGCGGCACAGTCATTCTGAAGATGGACAAGACAGGCCATTGGGTTTTCGGTGCAGACCAGACCGAAGTCGAAGACGGCAGCCTGTGGGCAGCCAATCCGTTCTCGTTCGTTCACGGCTATATTGCGTGGGGTAACGGCGAAGTGCTGGCTGAGAAGCTGGTTCCGGTGTCAGAGCCGCTGCCAGAGTTAGAGCCAGCGCCATCAGGCGCAACGCGCGGATGGGAAATGCAGGTCGGCATGATGCTGGTTTGCACGAACGGTGAAGACAAGGATATGCAGGCGCGCTTCACGGCTACATCAGTCGGCGGCAAGCGTGCAGTGCAGGCGTTGGCAGTTGCCATCGCCGATCAGGTGGATAAGGACCAGACTAAGCCTGTGCCATTGCTCACACTGACGTCTGAGCATTACCAGCACAAGACCTATGGTCGTATCTATACGCCTATCTTTAATATTGTCGATTGGGTGTCGATGGACACCGCATCGGCTGAAGAAGCAGATGACGCGGAGTTGGAAGTCGCCGCTGAAGCTGAAGCCGCTGATGGTGCGCGTCGTCGTCGTCGCGTAGTATAACAGGGCGCGAAAGCCGGGGGTGAACCACCACCCTCGGCGAGTAGCGGAAGAGTGAGAACTTCTATGTCTAAATTATGGGTTGACTTTGAAACGCGTAGCCGTTGCGACCTTCGCAGCCGCGGCGTGTACAATTACGCGCAGGACGCCAGCACTGACGTTCTGTGTATGTCATACGCATTTGATGACGAAGACGTGCGGACGTGGCTCCCCGGTGAGCCTTTCCCGCAAGCCGTCAAAGACCACAAAGGGCTGGTGTACGCGCACAACGCCGCGTTTGAGCGCCTGATATTCTGGTATGTCCTTCAGGTAAACTTCAAGCTGGAGCAGTTCTATTGCACCGCAGCGCAGGCCCGCGCCAACTGTGCGCCGGGCAGCCTTGAAGATGTGGGCCGGTTCGCTGGCGCGACCATGAAGAAAGACCACCGCGGCGGACAACTGATCCGCGCGCTGTCCATCCCGCAGTCAGACGGCACATTCCGCGAGGATGCCGCGCTGATGCAGGAGATGGTTGACTATTGCGAACAGGATGTGCGGGCCATGCGCGCCATCGCGCAGGCGCAGCGTCCGCTGTCGGCAGAAGAGTTGGCCGACTACCACACTAACGAGCGCATCAACGACCGCGGCGTCCTGCTTGACAGGCCGTTGGCGCTGGCGGCTGTGCGCTACGCTGAAACTGAATTGGCTGAGATACAAGACATCGTCGCAGAGGTGACGCAGGGCGAGATAACGTCCGTCCGCAGCCCCAAGATGCGTAAGTGGGTGCTGGACCGCGTAGGGCCGCAGGCGCTCGAACTGGCAACGCTTTACAAAGACGGCGAAGCCAAGCTATCCATTGACAAGAACGTGCGCGCTAACCTGCTCACGCTGGCGGAGGAGAACCCCGATGAAGTACCGGCAGAAGTTGCGGAAGTCATCCAGTGCGCAGACGATCTCTGGGCATCGTCCGTGGCAAAATTCCAGCGTGCCGCGGCGCTTGCTGATGAGGAAGATTTTCGAGTTAGAGGAGCATTTGTATTTGCAGGAGGCAGTGCTACTGGCCGCGCTTCATCATTTGGGCTTCAGGTCCACAACTTCCCAAGAAAGTGTGCCGACGACCCTGCATTAGTACGGCAGGCTATGGTGCGCGGACACCAGATTGTCCCCGAATATGGTCGCCGCGTAACAGACGTCTTGAAAGGTATGCTACGCCCTGCGCTGATGGCCGACAAAGGCAAGCGGCTGGTCGTCGCTGACTGGGCCGCCATCGAAGCGCGGGTGACGCCGTGGGCGTCCAACAGCATCTTTGGTGCGAACAAGCTGGACATCTTCGCCAAGGGTGAGGACGTTTACAAGCACAACGCTATGGCGACGTTCCATGTCGGCTATGACGATGTCGATAAAGACCAGCGCCAGATCGGTAAGGTTCAAGAGTTGGCGTGTGGCTTTGCCGGCGGCGTAGGGGCCTTCGCCAGCATGGGTCGCATCTACGGCCTGATGATGTCTGAGAGCGACGCCAAGCGCATGGTGGACGCATGGCGCAGGGCTAACAAGTGGGCTGTGCCTTACTGGTCTGGCCTTGAGGAAACCTATATGCGCGCCATGCGGAACAAGGGCCGTGAGTTTACCATCGGGCGCGTCACATATTTATTTGATGGGCTGCATCTTTGGTATGCACTTCCGTCTGGCCGTGTGTTATGTTATCCTTTCGCCCGCTTTAACGAGGAAGGCGACCTGACCTATGCCAAGGCTTCATGGAAGCCAGCCGCAGATGCGAAAGAGTGGCCTAGGGCGCGGCTGTGGCGCGGTCTGGCGTGTGAGAACATCACGCAGGCTGTCGCTAACGACTTGCTGCGCGCCGCCTTACGTCGGTTGGATGACGTAGTGCTGCACATTCACGACGAAATCGTCTTGGAAGTGCCAGCGGATGAAGCCGAAGCCGCCGCCGCGCGGCTGGTGCAGATTATGTGTGAGCCGCCACCTTGGGCAGCAGGGCTACCCCTGAACGCTGAAGTGGCAATTATGGAACGATATGGCAAATAAGGAGCAAGCGATGAGTGAGGATCGCACGAAATTCATAGAGTATATAACTGGCTTGGCGACAGACAATGTCGGCGAGACAGCCCTTGTTGTGCGGCAGAAGCCGCAGCACGACAGCGACGGCAACATGATATTCCACGCAGACGGCGCGCCGAAGGCGACCTTCCCTGCGTTCCTGCCAGAAAAGACCCGCATGAAAGAAGGCGAGGCATGGTATGTCAACACAGGTTCGTTCATCGTTGACCGCTTTGTAGACGGCAAGCCGTCCGCCAAGTCGAGCAACGTCGAATATGTGCTGTTCATGATGCTGGATGACGTTGGCACGAAGTCAAAAGAGCCGCCACTTGACCCGACATGGATACTGGAAACCAGCGAAGGTTCGTTCCAATGGGGCTACGCGTTCAGCGAACAACCTAAGAAGGGCGACTTCTGCGCGGCCATCAAGGCCATCGCGGATGCAGGCTACACTGACCCCGGCGCGACTAACGCCGTTCGCAACTGCCGTATCCCCGGCAGCGTCAACCTGAAGCAAGGGCGCAATAACTTTCCTGCGCGGCTGGTATCGTTCAACCCTGAGCGTGAATACACGCTGGACGAGATATGCAAGGCGCTGGACGTAACGCCAGAGGAAGGCGACACAGCCGAATATAAAGCCGTGCAGTTGCGCGACAATGGGCTGGACAACGTCCTGACATGGCTTGCTGAAAACAACCTAGTCCTGAGCGCGCCTAACGCTGACGGCTGGTGCGCCATCGTCTGCCCTAACCATCAGGAACACAGCGACGGCATGATTGAGGCGCGCTACAAGCCGCTGGATCGTTCGTTCTGCTGCTATCATGGGCACTGCCAAAACTTAGACAGCCGCACGTTCCTTGATTGGGTAGCCAATGAAGGTGGCCCGAAGGTAACGCCGGGCTTGCGTGATGAACTAATCGCTGAACGTCTGGCGTCGATGTATGACAAGATAGCGCCGAACGAGGCGTTTCCTGATGAGGCCGCAGCGCGTGTGCGTGAGGTCGAAAAGAAAGAAGCAGGACGGCTGGAACAAAGCGAATGGTTCGAGCGTTTCGCCTATATCCAGTCCGACGATTGCTATTTCGACATGGTGACGCGTCAAGAGATAGGGCGTAACGTCTTTAACGCCCTGTTCCGTCACGTTGACTGCAAATCCCTGCATGGCAAGAAGCCCCGCATTTCGGCGTCTTATTATTTTGACGAGCGCCGGCAGGATCGCGGCGCACCTGCGTTGTCGGCGGTGACGTTCGCCGCTGGCGATGACGTGTTGGTGACGCGCGACGGGTTGGTTTACGGCAACCGCTGGACAAACGCCCGCCCTGACGTGTCCAGTAGCGATGACATCGCCGACCATGACGTTGAACCTTGGCTGGAGCATTGCCGCAATCTGGTGTCGGACGACGCAGAGTTAGACCACATCCTTGACGCTATGGCGTTTAAGATACAGCACCCGAACGTCAAGATTAACCATGCCATCCTGATTGGCGGTGATGAAGGCGCGGGCAAGGACAGTATGTTCCAGCCGTTTCTGTGGGCGCTCGGCGGTAAGCATTGGCGCAATCGGTCAGTCATTGAGGCTGGCGGCTTGGACAGCCAGTGGGGCTATGCGCTTGAGGCTGAAGTTGTCATCCTGAACGAACTAAAGGAGCCAGAGGCGCGTGAACGGCGCGCTATGGCTAACAAGCTGAAGCCGCTCATCGCTGCGCCGCCTGAAACGCTGTCGGTCAATCGCAAGGGGATGCACCCTTATGAGTTGGTCAACCGCCTGATGGTGGTGGCTTACACGAACGATCCACTGCCTATCACGCTGCCGACACAGGACCGCCGCTGGTTCTGCGTCTGGACGCGCGCGCCGCGTATGACAACGGCGGCGGCTAAGGCGCTGTGGGGCTGGTATGAGGCCGGCGGCTATGAGAAGTGCGCCGCTTGGCTGCATCAGCGCGACGTGTCGGCGTTCAACCCTGCCGCTGCGCCGCCAGTGACCGAATGGAAGCTGAACATGGTCGAGCATGGCATGAGCGTAGCGGAAAGCTATCTTGTGGACATGATGCGGCTTCGGTCGGGCGTGTTCTCTGATGGCGTCATCGGTGGGCCTTTCCATCGCATCTGTGACGCGCTGGCGGTTAACGTGCCAGCGGGCGTTAAAATCCCACAGGCTGCGCTGCTGCACGCGCTAAAGGAAGCGGGTTGGATCGACATTGGCCGCATCAACTCGAAAGAATATCAAAACAAGAAACACATCTTTGCCGCGCCAGAGGCGTTGGAAAAGCACAGCAAGTCAGAATTGCGCCGCATGGCTGAAGAATTGCCAAAGCCCAACACGATGTCAAACTTAGGCAAGATTTGACATCTGATATACAGCGATGATATACGTTTAGGGTCGGCTATGCTCCGCTGACCTGATTAAACCCCCGACGTCCTCACTCCGTCGGGGGTTTTTTATTGTCTAGTCTACTATTGCTGTGATGTTAGCCACTTGGCCTTTCCAATACGCTATGGTGTCGCGTTCCGCATTGTCGCTGTTGTCTTCGTCAATGACGAACCCTTCGACAGAGCGATTGCTGTCTAGCGCATACCACGTGTAGCCATCGGCAAGCCACACTATAGCTTTGCCGGGTTCGTCGAACTCAACATTACTGTCAAAGCGCGGGTCTTTGGCGACGGCTGCGCGGATGTATTTTGCTGTCAAGTAAGTCATGCTCCACTTTCCTTTTATCAATGTCAAAGAACCATCAAGGCGGTTTCCCGTCTTGATGGCTCATTATAACATAGTTTGAGGGTATGTCAATAACTTTCTTTCCTTTGTTTTCAAAGACTTATGAGAAAGTTATTTTTATTGTCTTTTGTTTTCAGTCAGTTAAACCCTGCCGCAGACCTTTTTTTCAGTTTTCTATAGCGGCCTTCAACAGAGGCAATCGTAAGCCCCATTTGCT